TGTCACCGATCCCAGCACGAAGGATGGGTTCAGGTTGTTGTTGAGCGTGAAATCGATCGAATTCACATAAGCGATCGCGCTGCCGCCTTCGGTGATCGCGCCGGAAAAGCTGTCGAAGGGCTCATTCCCGGAGGCTGCGGTCAAGCTCGCATCCAGCGGGGTTATGCTCTGGGTCATGTTGCGGCCGATGATCCCGAAGGTCGCCGTCGTCATCTGGTTCGGAGCGATCGAGATCTGCATCGTGTTTACCATGCAGCCGCTGAAGGCGCGAAACTGCGTGATGTCGAGCGCGCCGTCCTCGGCGGTGAACGACTTCACGGTCGTGCCGGTGTTCAGGATGTTGGTCGCGAAGGTGCCGAAAAGCGCAGCCTCGAGGAGGAAGTCATAGTCCGCCGGACGCATCTCGACGACGATGTCGCCCGAGACGGTGCGCTGCCCGTGCCGATCGATCCGAGGCATACGGTCGGGAGTGATCTCCGCCGACTGAACGCGCGTCTTGGTGAGATCGAGCGAGTGCGTGTTGAACGGGAGCGCGATCATCGCTGGCGATGCTGGTGTCGTTCCGTAGGTCACCTCTGAGATGTAGGCGAGCTGCGTTCTGGAACCCTGTGCAAAAGGCATTTCTGAGCCCTCCTTTTATGAGCTGGTGTATGTATACCACGAGATCGAGACGGTGACGATATACCACGGCGTATCGAGCACCGCGACCCCGCGTTCGGCGTAGTTGAAGCGGACGGTCACGCCGCCCGAGGTTAGACCGGTATCGACCGTGAACGCCGCGCGGATCGCGTCGGCCAGAGCGTCCGCTGCCGCCGGTCCTGCTCCCTCTGGGAGGTGCGCGGTCACGAGGAAGCTCCCGTCGTGCCGGATCTGCGGGTTCGGCCCGCGCACGGCCGGTCGGCTCGTCACCGGGACGAGCGCCATGCGGACCCAAGCGGTGTTAGTCGTCGGCGTGAAGCGGACGTTCTCCCAAGCGCGGTTTGCCGTCGACGGGATCCCCGAGACGTTGGCGATCTGTTGCTCGAGCGCCGCGCGGATGTCGTTCATCACGGTCATGGGATCCCCGTCGCCTTGATGTTGCGGATCTCGGTCACGACGTCGGCGGCGATCGCCGAGGATCTCGCCAGCACCTTGCGGAGGAACTGCGTCTTTGCCTCGACGAAGATCGCATAGTTCGCGCCGTTGAGGAGGTAGATCGAGCCGTCGAGGTTCGCGAGAGATCCGGCTTGCCCAGAGAGGCGCGCGAGCGTCGCGCCGGGCGCACCTGCGGTCGCCTCGCCGGGAGAAGCGCCGGGAGACCCGGTAAGCGTCGGGGAGAGAAACCACGACGCTCTGAGCCTCCCGGTCTTCACCGGCGTGCCCCGCACGACCTCAAGCGAGAGCCGGTTTGCAAATTCATTGCGCGCCTGCGCGACCGTGACGCCCGCCTTCTCGGCGAGCTTGTCGAGGTCGACTGTGATCTGTTGAAGGATCTGCCCGTTCGCCATCATTCCCTCGCTTGGCAGATATAGGCGAGGATCGTCGCGCCGCTCTTGATCGTCTGGACCGAGACGACCCGCACCGCGTCGCCCTCTCCGCGCAGCTCGTCGTCGATCTGCGGTGTCTTCGAGAGCGCGGTCCCGTTATAGGTCGCGGCCATCACCGCCTTGCGGTCTCCGCGCTGGACGAGCGTCCCGTCGATGTCGCGCGAGGTGTAATTGAGAAAGACGACGCGCGCCGTCTCGTCGGCGTTCGACCCGCCCGAGACCGCGCCGGTCCCCGGGTTGTAGGATCCGCCATTGCCCGGACGCCGGAAAGTCAGATTGTAGCCGTGCTCCCGGAGGAGCGCGACGACATCCCGTTGCATCTCCGCTCCGGTCGGCATTGCGATCAGTCCTCGTCAAGCATGGGGTCGAAGCGCGGCGGGTTCGAGAACTGGTCGACCCGGAAGGCCGACGGGACGCGATCGAGATCGTCCTCGACGCTTTCCATCTCCGAAATCGACATCCCGCCCGCGACCGGCACGCCGAGCCCGACGGACCCCAGCCGCTTGCCCTCTTTTACGAGGCGAACGGCGAGCTCCGAGTATTGCTTGGCGCGCTGGGAATAGGAGGAGGAGACGCTCTCGATGCTGGTGTCGACGAGCCGGGAGTATTTCCCGGCGATCGTCCGGCACATGAGCGCGCCCGCGTTGTAGATGTCATCCGACGTCTGCGAGAGCGCGAAGGCGATCTCCTCGTCGGTGACCTGCTGATCGGTGGTGTCGGTGTCACCTACGAGGAGGCGCACGGCGTCGCGCCGCGTCGCCGAGGTCGTTGTGCCGGGCGCGCCCCCGTAGGTCCACGTCATTCTGCCACCTTCTTCGCTTTGGCCTTCTTAGCCGGTGCGGGATCAGGAACGTCCTCGGCGAGCTTTTCGCCGAGGCCTTCGTCTGTGAGGTCGATTTCAGGATTTCCGGGCGCGTAATGGCGGACCTTACCCGCCCGGAATAGGAGCTCGACCTTCTCTGCGGCAATGCCAAGGGCCTGCCAATCAAACGCCGCGCCTCTGTTGAACCGCCGTCCGTGAGCCACGAACGAGCGGAACGCAAAGAGCGGGTCCGACTTCTGGAAAGATCTCTGCTCGACTTTCATCATGCGACGATCGCGTCCCAGAAGAAGCCCAGAGCCGAGGAGACGAGCTTGTGGTCGTAGTGCGCGCGAGCGCGGATCACGTCCGTGTCTTCTTCATCGCGACGCTTGGTGTCGATGACGAAGCCATACTCGTTCGTGCCGCCCAGATAGCCTGCCCACGAGAAGGTGTAGCCTGCGGCCGGGGTCATGATGCCCGGAGCTGCCGGACGGTAGGTCAGCAAGCACTTCTTGCCCAGAATGAACGAGTGAGCGGCGGTGTCGCCCTCTGCTGCGGTGTTCTGGATCGCTTCGCCGACCATGACCTCGTCGACCTCGAAGATCTGCGCGAGCAGGTTCAAGGAGGCGATCGAGGGCTGGGAGGTGGTCGCGCCGCCGTTGATGCGACCCTGCACGTCCGGGTGATCGATCAGCGCCGAGTAAACTTGACGGCCCATGACCATCACGTTCGGCTTGATGCCGGTCGAACCGAGGATCGTGTCGATCCCGGTGCGGACGTTGCCGATCGGGTCGCCCGAGGTGGTGTCCGACCAGCGGATGACCTGCCCGGTCGACGGCGAAGAAGCGACGCCGGTGACGTCGGTTCCCCAGAGCCCGGTCGAGAAGAACGACGACGAGAAGTCGGCTTCCTTCTGGATCAGCATCTGGTGCGTCGCCAGCTCGGCGGCTGCGCGAGCGGGGTCTGCGGCCGGATCTGCGTTAGAGCGGACCTGATCGGGGATCGGGATCGCGACGCCATATTCCTCGCAGAAATAGCTGTCGTTCGAGAGGGCGTAGCCCACCTCGGACACGCGAGCACCGGCGGCGCGCTTCTTAGCGCCGTTGCGGTTGAAATGCGAGCGATCGAACGTGAAGTATTTGTCCGACTGCTTCTGCACCGGCACGTTCTGGAAAACGCGCGAAGCGACGAAGCTCTGCGGGTTTTGGAGGAGCGCCAAGGAGATGTTGGTAAGGGCTGCGTCAATGTGGAACGAGCCGACGGTGGGTTGGGTCATGATCTAAATCCCCTGCCTTATGCTGGAACTGCGCCGCGCGGCTGGAACAGGATCTCGATGATCCGCCCAGAAGCGCCGGTTTCAAGAGCCACGCCGAGGATGATGTCCCCGGTTGCGGCGTTTACTGCGGTGCCGTTCGCGTCCGAGGCCACGGGACCGCCACGGGTGACGACGCCACCGCAAACGACCTTGACCTTACCAGCGATCGCCACGAGCGCAGCGCGCCCGGCGGCGGCGGGAGCGTCTTGCAGGACGCCGTCCGCATCGAGACCGTCGCCGGTGGGGTCGATCTGACCATCCGCTGCGACGCTTACGAAATAGAACTGCTTCGTCGAGAGGTCAGCACCGGCCTCCAGAGTGACGCAGAGCATGTTGTCTTGAGTTGCCATCTGTGGGCCTCCTTACTGCACGTTGCGCTTGGCAAAGAGTTCCGCGCCGCGTCCGGTCTTGGTCACCTCGGCAAACGCCTTGGCGAACGTGACCTTCTTTTCGGCGGAGTAATCTTCGGCCATCTTGTTGAGCTCGGTCATGGCGTCGGTCTCTTGCGGAGCGACGGTGCCGAACTCGCGGGTCAGCTTCGAGGCGACGGAGTTCGCGCCTTTCAGCATGGCATGAGCGGCCTTGCGAACGGCCTCGTCCGCGATCGCGTCGATCGCCTTGAGGACCGCGCCCTTGGTCGCTGCGTCGCCTGCGAGGTGCGGGATCTCGGCGCTCACGCGCTTCGTCAGCTCCTCGGCGGCGAGGCGCTTGTTGACCTCGGCCAGCTCGTCGGCCTGCTTGGCGATCACCGAGAGGACGCTCGCAGGGAGCACGCTCTTGAGGACCATCTCGCCGCCGACCTCGATGTAGTCTTCAGCCTTGCGCTTTTCGACGGTGACGGCGTCGTCGGCGATCTGCACGACGAAGCCTTCGCCTTCCAGCGACTTCGCAAGCGTTTCGACGGAAGCCGAGAGACGCTTGTTCGCGGCCTCGAGATCCTCGAGGCGCTTCTCTTGATCGGACATCGAGTTGTCTCCTTTGTCCAGATCGCCGGTCGGTCCGGCCCCCTTGTTGCGCCTCATACGCGCAACTTGCTCGCGGGCTTCGTCCTCGGACATCCCCCCCTCGATCAATTCTTTGATTTTCATCTCGTCCGGCGCGCTGTCGCGCTTAAACATGACGACGCGCGCTGCGGGGTTGGCGGGCTCGTCGACGAGCGAGAGCTCGATCAATTCGAGGTCCGTGACGTTAAACGGCATTTCTTTTCCCCATGCCCCCGATGCTAAAGGCGGCGAGCTCTCCGCTCTTAACCCTATTCCATACACTATCGTCGTGCACTTTCATAGCTACGACCCAGCCCTCGAGCGCAGAATGTATCCCAAGGGCTGCTCCGAGCTCCTTTGTGAGCGGGAAGGAGTGGATCACCTCCCCGATCTTGCCCCCTTCGTGCATCGCTTTCGCGGTGCGGACGTCGGCCATGAAATTGTCTGCGGCCTTCGTCATGACCTCGGGCGAGATGATGTCGCCTTGCCGGTCGACCATTGGCTTGCCGTCGATCGAGACGACCGAAGCCCAGCCCCAGACGATCCGCGCTTCGTCGTCCATTTTGAGGATCTTGGCTGCGCGCTTCTCGACCCGCGCCTCGAGGATCGCGCCGATCGCGGCCTCGATCACGGTCTCGATCAGATCCTCGGTCGGATCCTCGACTTCGGGCTGCTCCGGATCTAGGCTCTCCGGCATGATAAGCCCGGCCTCTCCGACCATCTCGAGATAAGCCTCGTGGGTCGCGCCCGGCATGTAGAACGCCTGCCCGTCCGGCCCTTCGGTCATATGCGCGACGAGCCCGAGCCCGAGCTGGTGCGCGCGCTGCACGGCCTCGATCGGCGTCGTGAAGACGTCGTCCGAGATCTGCCGCTTGCCGATGTTTTCCATCTTCGTCATCTCCGATACTGAGGTGCCACTTTCCCACATCTTGCAGGACCAATACCGCGCCGAGGTCTTGTCGGTCGCGCTGTCGCATGAGTGCCGCGCGCGGAAATTGGCGCGGGCTTCGGGGTCGTCCCGGCGGATCTCCATCTTCGGATCCCCGAACGTGACCCGGCGCACGCGCTCGCCGTCCTTGACGTAGACCCCGAACTTCTTGGTCGCGCCGCGCGGGAGCCGGAAGGGCTTGTCGAGCTCGACGTCGCGGCCCTCATACTGCGCCTTCTCGATGTAGACCCCGTCCTCGCCCTTCTTGTAGCCCGCGCTCTCGATCGCAGCATAGGCCGCGCCGAACGCCCGGCCCTCTTGATAGCCGCTGTCCATGCTCTCGTTGAAGACGCGCCGCCAGATCGAGCGCGCCTTGTCCGATGTCAGGACGCGCTTCACCGCGTCCGGGAGATCGTCGTTCGTCGCGTAGGGCATTGTCAGATCCTTCTCATGGTGGACGCGGGAGGACAAAAAAACGAGGAGGGCTCAAAAACGGCCAGAACCTCCGAGGGGTGACCCTGCGATAGCAGGGCTCCCCTTGGGGTTCCACCCGAAGATCCAGAGTGAGGAGAGGACAGGAGAATACTATAGGGAAACCTGTCCTCTACTCCGACTTTTTTGGCGCGCTCAATCTGCATCTTCGAGCCACCCATACATCCCTCCGGTGATTATCGCGCTCTTGTCCGTCGTGGCGCGCAGAGCGACGATCTCGCCCGCTGGGATCGCGTAGAGCGCGCCGTCGGCGAGGATCACCGAGCTGTCTTGCAGCGCGATCGTCCCCTGCGTCACGAGCAGCCCGGCGTCGGCGAAGCTGTCGATGCCGACGCGCGACGAGACGAAGTCGACGGTGACCTTCGCGGCCGAGGTGCCGGAGGTCGCGCCCGCGTAGAGCGTGTGAACGATCAGCCGCTTGCCTGCCGGGACGCGATAGGCGGAGCTGCGCGTCGTCCGAGATCCGGCGGTGATGAACTTGTATCGCGTGCCCCCGTTCGTCACGGCCAGATCCCCGGCGAACGCCTTTCCGGATCCGTAGGTCAGGAGGTGGATCTCGCCGACCCACCTAATATTCGTCGCGGTCGTGAGGACCGGCGTCGTGCCGTTGAGCGTGATCGTCTCGCTGTGCGGCATCAGATCCGCGTCGAGGTAGTTCAGGACGATCGAGCGGACGCCTGTCCCGTTGACCCCGTCCTGCGCGCTGGTCGAGACGATCGACATCTGCAAGCCCGCCGCCGGTGCGACGGACGGATCCTTGATCGTCGAGCCCTCGAGGATCAGGACGTTGGTCGCCGCGCCCGAGGTCACCAGATGGCCGTCGAGGACGACCGGATAAGCCCCGTCGACGCGCCCGCGCGTGATCTCGAGCTGCTGATCGAACAGGAGCCGCCAGATCCGTTGCGACCAATCTCGCACCGGCTTGAGCGTCTTGGTGTAACCGACTGTCGTCATTGGTTTTTCCTCGGCTTCCCTTGCGGTATTTGCGCGCCCAGAGAAGCCGGGAGCAGGCTGCGGTCGATGATGCGCGAGAACACCGCGCACCGGCACTGTATCGTATTTGCAGCCGTCGCGCTCGGGTCGCCCGGATAGAGGATCGGCCCAAGCGGGCTGGTGAAGGTCTCGCTCTGCCCGACGCCGCGCGGGTTCAGGAGCGGGATCTCGACGTGCGAGTTGCGGACATGATCGTCGCCTGTGTTGATCCAAGTCCGCCGCACCTGCCGCGCGTCGATCTGGCCTTTGTTGATCATGTCCTGAAAGAGCTCCCATTGCGCCCCTTGCACGGCGCGGATGCTCTCGGTCCGGGAGATGACGTTCGCCCGGTATTTGACGTAACGGTCCCGATACCGATCGACGAGCGATCGGATCTGCGCCTCGGTGAGCAACTTGTCGTTGCGGATCGCGCGCTCGACGGTGCCGTCGCTGCGCCGATCGCGCAGTCTGCGATCGAGCGCCTCTGGATCAAGGGCGCGCAGCATCCGCTCATAGTTCGAGACCGCCGCCTCCTGCCTGCGCGTGAGGCCAACGCTGTTTCGAACGCGGCGAGCAATCGCAAACGGGTCGTCGCCGTCGGTCAGGCCGGTTTGCAAGACTTGGCGCACCGTGTCTCGGATGCTTTGGTCGATCTCGCGGATGCGCGTCGAAGTCATCGTCACCGCGAATTGCGAGAGGCGAGGGTTTAGGCCAACGGCGATCTGGAAATCTTCCTGCGCGCCGTTGATTATTCCTTGGGTCTCGCTTGTCGCACGCACGCCCTCGAGAACAGCCTGCTCGATCGCCGCCCGATATTGCGCCCACTCCTCCGATGTGAAGAACGCGGAAAAGGCGTTTTCGAGCGACGTGAAATCGCGACGTTCGATCATCCTCGCGAGGTTCTCGGCCGGGATGCGAGTTCGGATCGCTTCGATCGCCGCGATGAAGGCGCGAGCAATTCGCGGCTCCATCTTCTCCGCAGCCCGCAAAAAGACGGCCACCGCATCCGAGGCGGTCATCTTGCGGAGCACGGCGTTCATGCGGCGACCTCGAGCGAGAGGAACGACGGCGCGCCGGGGAGCTTGTTCTGAAACTCCTTGTAGACCTGCTTGAGCGAGGCGTCGCCCGGAAACAGGTCAAAGAACTGTCGCACGCCATCGAGCGTGACCCGGACGTAGTCGTCCCCAACGCGCTGGATCGACCGCACGGCCGAAACGCGGATCCACCGCTGCGGGCTCATCTCGACGAAGTCGCGCGCGAAGGCGTCGCTCTCGATGAACTCGACGCCGTTCAGAACCGGGAACTGCAAGCCCGGCGCGTGCACGATCATCGTCTCGCCCGACATCGAGGTCTCGATCGCTTGGACGTTGAAGTCCTCGATCTCGATCCAGATACCTTTGGGATAGACTTGAAACCTCATTCTTCGACCCCCTCGTCGATCGGTTGAACCTGCCCACCCAGAAGATCTGGGTCGACGCTCTTTTCCGGGAACCCGGCGGCGCGCCGGAGAGTGTTCTCGGTGTCGTCGTCCGGGAACAGCGGCATACCTGCGCCTGCGATGTCGCGGACGAACGCGCCCAGCTCGGCCAGATCGACCGGCGCGATCTCGCCAAAGGCAATCGTCGGCATAGCATCCGGGTCGAAGCCGTTGATCTCCCAAAGCCGAGGCAAGAGCTGTCGGTTTAGCACGGCGGCGATCGCCTCCGTAAATCCGCTCGCTGCCTTCAGGAAAAGGTCCGTCTTGCTTTTCGAGAGCGCGAAGGATCCGGTTTTGCCGCTGCCGAGCATAAGGAAGTCGGCCAGCACCGACCGGGCGATGTTCTCTTGATGCCGGAGG